ACATTGAATAGATATCCTATCACCATCTATTTTTATTATTTCTCCAGTGATATATGATTCGACACCATAACTTCCAAAGACTATTTCACCTACTTCTAATTCTTTCATATTATAGTAATATTTTTTTAGATATTGATGAAGCATTACTACCATCAAATTGTCCAGCATAATGTTGATTAAGATTTTTCATGATAACACCCATGCCTTTCATACCTTCTAAATTATTATCTTCAATGATTTTGGATATAATCGTTTCTAATTCATTTTCAGATAACATTTTTGGTAAATAAATATCGATATATTGATTTTCATCTTCACTACCAGTGGTGATATTATTTTCAAACATTTTTTTAATTAATTTAATAATATCTTGTTCTTTCAAATCACCTTTACCGGATTTATTTTCTCTTTCGATCTCACCGATCAAAGTAGATAACACATTTTTCTTAATTGTGTTTTTTTCTTTCATTGCAGATATTCTCTCTGCTTTTAATTTTTCTAACATTCGTCTATTAATTTTTTTATTTTATTTTTGCGTATTGCGTTTTCAACTTCATCTTTATCAATATAATAAGATATACAATTTGGACTCATTTCCTCAAAAACTATCACATAATTTTCATCATCAAACCAACTATTTGTTATTTTAGATTTGATATATTCATGTTCTTTCTCATATATATTATCTAATAATATCTTTCTTATTATTTCTTCGAGTGTCTTACTTAATCTCACAATTAACTTTTTATTAAATCTATTGATTCTCTTATATTTTCAAAATTTAAAGAAAATGTATGTGTTGTTATAAAATCATCTTTGATATAAACTGCTGAAACACCTAATCGAAAATCAATAATAGGTATTGAATTTGCTATTGAAAGATTTTCAAAATTATATTTAATTATACTTCTAATTTCTTCTATAATTAATGATAGAGATTCATTAGTTAATAATGTTGGAAATTCTGTAAGAACTCGGACATTATTATTATCTTGTTGATTTATATTAAATGAGAATATATACATTTTTCGTTTTCTTTTTTTATTAATATTGTGAAAACGATTTTTTGTTTATGTTATTAGAAATTTTTTGGATTTTTTAATTCTATTTCACGTTCATTATTGAATTTATCTAATTCTTTTATTAGTGGTATAAATATCGCATTTTGTTGAAAGTCTGTATATGCTTTTTGTATTTTTGTGAAATCTATATTATCTGATTTGTCGTTTTCTTTTGTTTCATCATTTTCTTCATCAGATAGTTCTTGTTCTTCATCATTGATAGTATCGTCTAATTTATCAGTATTTTGAAGATGTTGAACATCTTGTAATTCAAATATCATACTTTCATTTTTTTGTTCTGTTTTCAATAAAGATTTTATTTGTTGATCATCTAAACCTGCAGTTTTTAATATTTGGAATAATAATTGGTTTGAATTGAATGGTAGATTTTTCAAAAAATCTTTTTCATTATCATATATTAATGCTGTTTTTAATATTTTATTATTAGATTCATTATAGAAATTTTTTGGTAATAATTCATCAGTACCGAATTTTTTACTTAATGTTTTTAATGACATATCTATTGAAATAAGATCATCATTGATAGATGTTTTTAAACTATTGATATTGTCTATTTTTGTTTGTTCTATATTTTTGAAAACATTTTTGACACTATTTATACCATCAATAAATGATTTTTTATTATTGATTGAATCAATTAATTTAATCATAATCTCTTGTCTATCTTTTGATAAGAAAGTCAATGATTGTGCAAATGCTTTTTTTAGAAAATCTTTAAGTAGATTTTCATTAATAAAACTATCATAATTTTTCATATAACTATATATTAATATTATTAATTGATATATGGAAACTCCCATAACGTAGGTAAGTTTTTCATATAACCGACAGCATTTAATATTACTATGATAATATTTACAACTAATTTTGGTGTACAACAAATAATATTCAGTATTACAACAAACCATTTAGCAATATCATCTAATTGTTCAATTGATGCGTTTATTTCATCTTGTTTCTTTTTTGATTTGTTTTCTAATTCTTTTTTCTCAATTTTTAATTTTCTCAATTTTTCTTTCAGATTATTAATTAATGTATTTAACTCACCAATAACATTCGGATCAATATCAGTGTCTATTAATTCATTACGTTCTCTTAATAAATCATTTTTTATTGTACTTAATTTATCTAATTCACTATCACTCAATTCATTAGAACAAGCATATTTATCTATGCTATCTATCTTAGCATTTAAGACAACAATTGCTTTATTATTTTTGACTTGTTGATTTGATAATGAATTACCATTAATATATTTTTCTAACGAATCTTTTTTCGTTTGAGCGATGGTTAATGCTTTATTAATATTATCAATAGATTGTTGATTTTTCTGTAATCTTTCATCATATGGATTAGGTTTATTTCTCATCTCCATAACAAAATCTTTCAATACTTTTAATATTAATACATCAACATTTTCAGTCCAAGAACATAAATCTCCTAAACTTGCTTTATCTTTCAATTCATTTTTTTGGATATTTAATTTATTGATGTCATTAGATAATTTTTTAATTTGTATTTCTAAATTATCTTTATTTTTATCTAAATTCGTAATATTATTATTTAATTGTTGTGTTGATAAATTATTCGCTTCATTTAACATATTATCTACTTCATCTATTGAATCACAATTTTTTTCTAACTCTTTCTGTATATTTAATAATGTTTGTTTCGATATAGACACATCACTATCTAACAATTTTTTTAATGTCTCATTATTTTCGAGTAATATTTTCTTTTGTAGTTCAATATTTTTTTCTACGTTATCAGTACTTGTTGATGAATTATTTAATTGATCAATAAACAATGATAATTTATTATTTAATATATTTTTATCAATTTTTAAATTTTTTAACTGAGATTTTTTATCAGATAATGCTTTGATACTATCTTTATAATCATCTTTCCAAGATGTTACTTTTTTCATTAACATTGACATAAACGAAGCAAATCCAGGAATAAAAACATCTATTAATTTTAAACCGTCTGGTGACATAAATAATATGTCCATAATACCTTCTATTGTTGTTAATGACATTATTAAATCAATTAATGCTTTAAATTTATCTAAAATACCTTTCGACCAATCTGGAATTTTAACTGGATTTAATGGTATACCGATAACTTGCTTAATTAAATCAATAAGCATTTTTATGATACCCATTAGCATTTGTACTGGCATCATAATAATCGTTTTAATCATTTCCACTAATGACTTAATCCATTCCAAAATAGGATTTACTGGGAATAATTTTGTGATTAATTTTAATTTATCTTCCCAATCAACTAATCCGAAATTAAATCCAGAATCTATAACATTATCTATATTTTTTTGATAATTTTTATCATAAAAATTTAAACCGCTCGTTTCAAATCCTTTAAATTTATCTAAACTTTCAAATATTATTTTTTCATTTAATTTATATACTTGATTGATTAAATTTTCTTTCTGTGTCGTTAAGTTTTCAATTTCTTTATCATAATTAGGTTGTAATTTAATTATACTTTCCTTTTTTAATAATAATTCTGTCAATACTCTTTTATCATTATCAAATAAAACACACAATTTATCTCTTTTCTTATAATTTTCCTCAATATTTATTTGAGAGTCTAAATGTTTAATCTTAATTTTGATTTTACTTATTTCATCATCAATAATATATGTTGGATCATTGTTTAATCTTTGATATTTTATCAATTCTTTATTGATTGTTAATTTATCTTCTCTTAATTTAGAAAGATAATCTTTTTTATTAGAAATGATATTAGAAGGTATTTTTATTAATTTTAATTTTATTAGACTTTCGACTTTTTGTTTCCACTCATCTTCTGGTTTAGAAAAATCTAAACCCAAGTTTGTTAAAATAGTAATCTTTTTTCGTAATGTTATATCAGTATAATTTAATCCAAATTGTTTAAATGATTTCATCTTCTGATAATTAGCATACCAATCATAACCATTAAAATCGATTCCCATAAGAGATAAATTATCTAATCTTAATCGCCAATCATCAATAATATTAATATCATCACCCGGAGTGAAATCAAATTTTTCATTAATTAAAATATTTAATTTAGAATACCAATCATCATCATTTAAATTGATACCAAAACCAATAAGATTTTCAATAACTGCTTCAAAATTTGTATTTTTTAATTTAATATTTAATGAATTTAGTATACTAAATACTTCTTGATAATTATTTTTCTGAAAATTAAAACCAAATAAAGATAAATGTTCTAATTTAGAATACATTTGAGATACTGGTGTAGTAACTATTGTGTCTGGTTCTTCTAATATTTTGAAATTAAGACCATTATCTATAAGATATTGTAATTTATTATAATTTGTATCATTTGTAAGATGCCATCCAATAGATATTAATGCATCTATGGTTAATTTTGTTTCGTGTTTTTTTAAGTCAAGGTTCAATCCAACTAATTTATTTAAAAATGTTAATGCGTTTGGTTGTTTAAAATTGAAACCTAATTTTTGTAACACATTAAACTGAACAACGGATTTCATTGGTTGTTTGCTCACATTTTCTTTTTTTACTTCTGTGACGCTGATTGTTGCATTATATCTTGCATTAGAATATACATCGGGATCTACTTTATTTGTTGAAAGATCAATTGTAACGACTGGATGGTAAGGCACAAGATCATTCCATTCCCATCGTTTAATATCTGTATATGTTAATGTTACAACTCTTGTAGTGTCTAATAATACACTTTCATCCATAGAGATACCAAGATTATTAAAAAAATAATCAAAATTTGTTTTAAAATTAGGATCTTTAATATTTAAACCTAATTTTTCCAATTCATTATAAACACCTCGTAAGACATCAAAAGAAATTTGATGTTCAGTAGTATTAATTTCTTTTGTTGCATTTAATCCACTACCTTGTGTTAAAATATCAAAATCATCATTAATATTATTCCAATCATTATCAATATAATTACCACCTAATTGTTCATTTGATATTTCTCCGGTATCACCTATTTTCCAACCTTTATATTCATGAAATTCTTTTAATAATAATAATTTCTCGATGAAACCATTTATATTATCAATAAATAATAATTTATTTGGTGTTTTTATATTATATGGTTCTTCATACGGTTTTATATCATTTAATTTTGGAATATTCAATATAATATCATATTTGCTGTATTGATTTATTTTATCATAAAAATGACTTAAATTTAATGATTTTATCGCATAATTTAAAGTTAATTTTTTTTCATTTCTTGTATCAGTTGTTAATAAATTTGTACCAAGAAATGAGTTATATGTATCAATAATATTATCTTTATATAATAAATTGTATGATGCTTCTGATAGTGTTTGAGATACAGCATTTGAATATGTTAATTTTAATGTTAAACCATATGGTACATCAAACTCAATTACACTTGTATTTGTTGTTGAGTTTGTATATGAACCTTGTAATATATCATCAATATATACATTAATTTCAGCGCCATGAAAATTACCAGTTAATTCCATTTTATATGATGCCGGTATTTCAGCATAAAAAGATGTGTAAACTCTACCATCTTCATGTAGATCATTATTTGTATCATACCATTCATTTTCATATAAAACTTCAGTTATTGTTTGCTGATCGATTAAAAAATCATCATTATCATTAGGTATACCAAATGTAGAAAAATCATATATTGTAATATTATTGCCATTTTTATTTACATTTACATTTAATTCTGATTCTGTATCATCGCTACCAGAATGCCATATCAATTTAAATTCTTTATTATATGGTATAGTGTAACTATAATCAGTTATTATTGAAGATGAACTAGTGATCGTATCAGTTAAAACATTATCTATATAAATTTCAATTTCAGCACCATGATAATCACCAGAAGTATGTAATGTGTATATTGCATCAATCCGATTTATTTCTGTTTCACCATCACTATATTGTGTTGTATAATTTAATGTTTCAATATATGTTATATCATCATATATACTAAGTTCATTTTTTACTTTTGCTTCTGAATAAATATCACGATAATATTTTTGTGCAATATAATTATTATCTGACATTTTAAAATAATCCAATATTTTTATAATATAATCTACATTAGTTGGTATAGAAGTATCTGAAATAATTTCATCTTCTACATTGAAATAACCATTAGAATCGGAACCACCCCAACGCAAACCAATTTTATGTGTTTTTATTAAAATATCTTTGAAATATGGATTATTTAAACTAATATTTCTTTGTATTGCTGTTTCATATGCTTTAACATCACCTAAATCTATATAGTCTCCAAGTATTTTTAAATTTTCTATACTATGTGGATTATTAAAATTAAAACCAATGGTTTCTAGTCGAACTAATATTGTTTTTGTTAATTTAATATTTAATGATTTTAATTCTTTTAAAACATCAAAAACATTTTCATTTTGTAGATTTAACCCCATATCAACCAATAAGATTAATTGTGTTGAATCTAAACTAATATATTTTGATAATTGATGTATTTTTGATATGTGGTTTGGATCATTAAATGAAAATCCTAAATCATATAAAAATCTTAATTGTTTATTATTTGATAAAGAAATTTTTTCACTTCTTAAATCAATTAATTTTTTAAGATAATCATCACTTGTAAAATCATGACCTATTTTTTGTAATAATTCTAAATTTGTATTGTCATACACATTCACTCCTAAGTCATATAATTCTTCTAATTTGTCTGCTAAACCATCATTTTCTATATTCTCATTCATAGCAACAATAATAGAACGTTTTTTATAATCAAATTTTGATTTAATTTCATTCTTATTTAATATTTCTTTATCTTTTTTTAATATTTCTAATTCTTTCTTAGCATCTATTAAAGATTGACAAAATATAGGTATCATAACAAAACTATCTTTTGACTGTATATCACAATGCATAATATCTATGATATGTTGTTCAACTTTTTGTTTACCTAATAGATCATTTAAACATTTTTTTTGTTTATCAATCTCACTACAAGTTAAATCTATTATTTCTTGTGTACATCCAGTATCATGACAAGATTTTTCTTTTAATTCTAATTGTTTGAGTTTATTTAAACAGATTGTAACTTGTTTATCATAAATATTAATTCTATTAATCCTATTCTCTAATTCTTTTATCTTATCATTAAGTATTTTTAATTTCTTTATTCTATTTTCTAATGCACTAACTTTTTCTTCTTTTTTCATTTCGAGTACTTCAGTTTGTATGTCTGCTAACCAAGTTATTGGAACATCTCTTGGATCAGCATTCAAATTTAAAGCAGTATTTTTTGAAAAATAACCAAATGGATCTATTTCTGGAATACATAAATTAAACGGTAAAAATGGAATAAAATCTCCGATATTAATACAAAATTTTGGAATTGGAACATTAGTATCAAACAAAGGACCTAATAATGTTTTTAACATCCATTTCGGTGTGTCAGTAAGCATTAATTTTAATTCTTGTAATACTTTAACAATACCTGGTATAGCATTACCTAATAATTCACCTAACTCTAATCCAGCTAATAAATCTATCGTATTTTTGAAAAAGAAAAATTGTTTAGCAAACTGACCAATTGCTTTTATCAATGTTTCAATAAACATATCTAATATACCTGCTAAACCTCCAAGAGCTGGATTGCTCATACTTTCAATTGTTTGTGTTGGTATATCACCAGCACCAAAAAAACATTTCATAGTTGTACCAATAACACCAGGCTTATCATATAAGATATATATTCCGAGATTTTCATCAATATATATCTTATTGTCCCATTCTTCATACCAAGTTTTATTTAAAAATTCTAAATCACTTTCTGGTAATATTGAATTAAGATCAAAATTATCTAAATTAACTTTTTCTAAATCAATTTCAGATAATTGAATTTTATTTTGCTTAACTTCTTCTGGTTCATCTAATTGTAACAATCTCATTTTATTTCTAATAAATGTTAATTGCTCAGTGTTTTTGTTTAATTTCTCATTTAAACTATTGATTTTATCTTTGATTTCATCAAATGAAAGTTCACTTAATTTTTGCTTTTGATAATTATAATTTTCTTGTTCTTTCTTCAATTCTGTTTCTAATGATAATAATTCATCACATAATTTAGATAACTCTTCTTTCTTTAAGATTAATTCAACATTAGAATAATCAGAAGAATTATATAGAATACTTTGTTGTAATTCAGAAATTTCTATATTTTTTGCACTGATTTTTTGTTCTAATTTTAAAATACTATTTTTTAAATCAGGTAATATATCATCATTTAGAATATTTGTATAATATTCTATTTGTTGTTGATATGATTTTCTTTCTTTTTCTAAGCGTTTCTTAGTTTTCTTAGTTGCTTCTAATGTAGAAAATGATAAACCTTCTAATAATGTTTCTTTATTATCTGTTGCATCTGGCATTTATTTGCATAAATTTTTTTAAAGAATTATTTGATAGGAAAACGAATAGGTTCAGTTAATATAATTTCTCTCGACACAAATTTATTTGTATCATTACCAGTCACTAAATGAGTAACTAATTTTATATTATTATTTTTAATTCTATTGATTATAGTTAAAAATAATTCATCATCTGACTTCTTCATTATTCTTTCAAATAAAACTTGTATATCATTCGCATAATCAATATTCATTTTATTGTCATCATAAAAATGAACTTCACTATACCAATCTTGTTTCTGTGGTATAAATTTACCATCTTCAATTTTAATACCAAGCATATGTTCTAATAAAACATGACTTTTATTTAAACTAATTTCTTCATTATGTTTGAAATAGAATTTCTTAGAAACAAAATATACCTTATATATTTCTATTCCTATGTCCAATAGAGTTTTTCTTAACTTATTTAAAAGATTACCGTGTCTATTTTGATAAGCACGACCAGTCAAAACACAAATAATATTATTCTCATTTCTCAGATGTGTTATATTATCGATTAAAAATGACACATTTGTTTTGTCAAGATATTTTTTATCATAAAATTCAATCCAAGAAAGACCAAGTCTTTCTATTGCAATTCTCTTCTTTTTACTGATTTTATTTAGTAATTTTTCTGATATAAAATATTCTTCACCATTATATTCTATTTTAAGATTTTCTTTAAAATATAATCCTAATAAAATATTAGTTGATTCTTTTTTATCTAATCTTATTATTGGTTTTGATGGATCTTCTTTATCAACTATCCATATTTTTGATTTTGTGTTCCATAATACACCATCTAAATCAAAAAAGTTTATTATATTTTGAATTGGTTTCATTAAAATATTATTTCATTTTATCTATATATTAAAAATCAAAACTCTATTTATTAAAATAATCTTCATTTGACTATATACTACAAAATATATAAATAAAAATAAGATTAAAGAATGGACGAAAAAGATAAACAAGCACAAGATGATTATTTAAATCAATTTATTTCTGAGACATCAGGTAATGTTGAAGAAATAAAGAATGAAATACATGAAATGAAAGAAAATTTACCTACAACATCAAACAATTTAGATTATTTAAATGTTGAATTAAATTCTTTACCATTAGGTATATTTTATCAAGCAGGTTTCAAAATAAAAATTAGATCAGCAAAAGTGAATGAAGTACAAGCATATTCAGTTGTTGATGATAAAAACTTATTAGATGTTACAGAAAAAATGAATCAACTATTATCAGCTTGTATAAGAGTAGATTTACCAAATGGTAAAAAAGGTTCATATAAAGATATTAAAGACGGTGATAGATTACAATTAGTATTTATGATTAGAGAATTGACATTTCAATCAGGAAATAGTTTAGCGAAAGAAATACAATGTGAATATTGTAGTCATGATTTTTCTATTCCTTTTAGAGCAACAGCAAATCAACAACATCCAAAAACTTTTGTTAATCATGAAATGCCAGAAGAATTGAAAAAATTCTACAAGCAAGATTTGAAATGTTTTGAATTCAACATCGGTGGAGGTTCTTATAAATTAGCACCACCAACAATTGGAATACAAGAAGTTTTCTATGAAGATATTAAGAAAAAAGTACAAGAGAAAAAAACACCTAATGTTTCATTTTTAAAAATTATTCCATTTATGTTGTATGATCGAGTTGCGATAACTGAAGATGGTATTAAATCAAAAGAAGATGAATTTAAACGCATGGAAATGGAAACATTTCAAATATTAAATCATGCAGTTGATAAAATGGTATTTGGTTTAAAAGGTTTAATGATGAAATGCCCAGAGTGTGGTCAGGAGGTCCACACAGACATGACATTTCCCAACGGTGCATCAAGTCTTTTCGTTATTTCAAATCCATTTGACTACTTTAATTAAGAATAAATTTGAATTCTTATGGCAGAAATCAATTGGTCCTTCTGAAATAGATAAGATGAGTTATTGGGAGTTTGAAGAATATATTAAAATCATGAATGAACGCAATAAGCAGGAAAATGATAGAAATAAAAATCAACAGGAACAACAACAAGAACAACAAAATAATATGATGGGTAATATGCCTAAAATGCCAAATACGAATAATTTTAAGCCACCATCAATGCCAAACTTTTAATATTAAAAGTCAAGTCATAAGCTGATTTTTTATCATAAAAGTTAGATTATAACTTGACTTTTTTATTTTGTATATAAAAAACAAAACTATGATTTTTATATATAAACAAAACTAATAACTGAAAATTGAAAAATTATAATAACTTTAATAGTGAAATAAATGAAAATTTTATGAATGTTAAAAATATTTTTAATAAATTAAAAGAAAAAGTATCTAAGAAAACTATCAAATTAGTATTGGTTAGTTTATTGGCTATATATTCTGTGTCTGAAATTCAAGAACTAATTGCTAGTCCAAAAATCAAAGATGAGATTGAAGATGAAAACATGAAAGAAATTTTAGACGAATTAGAAAAACAAAAAGTAAATCCATTAAAAGAAATATCACCAGATATTGATTCTCAAATAAATAATTTAGAAACGAATTTTGAAGATACTTTAAAAAATTCAGCATATAAAGATATTTCTGAATTACATCTTAGTCAAGCAGGTTGGAATATGATTCGTGATGAAGAGAAACTGAGTTTAACAGCCTATAAAATAGGTGATGGTATGATAACTATTGGTTATGGTCATGCTGAAAGAATTGAAAATTCTAAATATCATATTGGTGATACTATAACGGAAAATGAAGCAACAAGAATATTTCATAAAGATGTAAATGAAAAAGTTGCTGGTATGAGAAGATTATGGAAACGATGGAAGAATAAAGGTATTGATATTAAATTAACACAAAATCAATATGATGCTTTGGTATCAATAACATATAATTCCGGTGTTTCTGGTATGTTGAAATCTGATTTCATTCAAGAATTAAAAAAAGGAAATTATCAGAAAACTGCTGAATTAATAAAGACATTTAGGATAAATGATAAGAAATTTCCTGGTCTTAGAATACGAAGATTGAGAGAATATAAAAAGTTTATTAGTTAAACAAAAAAAAAAAGATTATCGATTGATAATCTTTTTTTTTTTTGTCTTTTTTTTGTGTCTAATAATACATATCTGTAAAATAATCTGCTACAAATTCTACTTCTAAACTTGCTATATCTTGTCCAGACCAATCAATATCTTCCCAGCCGGTGATTGATTTAATTTGACAATTGAAATATGTTACTCTTCTAATAACGTGTCCTTCTTTATCGTGAGCATGAACAACAATATCAGAAATAATATTTTTCTTATAATGTAATGAACCATCTTCATTATTCCAAACTAAATCATACCAATCTTTCATCATTCTCCAAGTAAAAACTTGAAGATCATCATTAACATTCATGTTTAATGATAATTTTAGATTTGTTGATGTTGTTGTTGGCATTTTCAAGAATTTTCTTGAACTAAATTTGAAGAATTGTTCCGCTTCTTCAATAACAGGATAAACCGGAAATGATGCTTTAATTACATTCTCTAATAATAATGTTACATGATTAGGATGTAAGGCTTCAATTGCTGGTGGTAATGCTATAACTACTTCAAATAGGTTTTTAAAAACAGGCTCCCAATTTTGATTATGAGACTCAATATTTGTAAAATGTGGTAAAGGCATAATTTTTATATTTTTTTTTATATTCTATATATTAAATCTCATATATAGAAAAACATTTTTTTTTTCACTATCTAAAATAATAGCTTATTATAATTATATATTAACATTGAAATCTGATTTTTTTCTATTGTTTATATAATCACACTAACATTACAAATATAAAGATGCTAAATTATTATATTCATCTGTATCTGATATATTTAATTTTTTCATTATTCTTTTGATTCTTCTCATATTTAAAAACACACCAACAAAAATAGAAATAACTATTGGTACGAGTATGAACGCAAATGATAATGTTGCAATTTTAATAATTGTTTCATTCAAATTAAAAACTGTCGATAAAAAACCGACAAAAAATAAAATAATCAATACATACATTATATATTTTTTAGTTGATTTTTTTTCCATCAACTTCAACACCATTTAACCTATAAACAAATTTTGTATATTTACAAGGTAAATTGCTATTATATACATCTAAGAACTCTTTTTTTTAATCATAATTATCTTTTTTCTTTTATATATTAATTCATGGAAATGAATAACTTTTTTTAGATTTTTACTATAAATCATATGGAAATAAAAGATATGACAGAGACACAAAAACGTGAAAAAATTAAAGAGTTGAAAGAAAAACTCTTACAAACACAATCTGAAAGAGATTATGCTAAGGCGATGCAATTAGCATTAAAATTAGTATTAAATGGTACATATGGAGCATTTTGTCACCCAGCATTTACAGTATCAAATGCAGATATAGCCAATGCGATTACAGCCAGTTCGAGAGAAGTAATTAACTGGATGTTAGATCACATTGAAGAATATTTTTATGATAATTGGGGTAGAAATGAGATAGAGAATATTGATAATATTGGTGTTATGTATATTTCTAAATTTGATAAAAAATATTACATACATCGAAAAGATGAAGTATTGATTGATGCTTGGGGTAGAGAAGATGATGAAAAGACAACAGGTTTTGATAAAATATTAGAAGCATATTATCTTAATCAAAATGATTTTGTTGAATCAGATAAAGATATTATAAACATAGATGGTGATGAATATCAAATAATTGAGAAAGTATTTATTGCTGATTTATCAAATATTAAACCAATACCTAATGAATTTGATATTGAACCAAGACCAGATTTGACAAATGATTCATCTGTTCACTTATATAGAGGTATTAGAACAGTTCCATTAGTGATATATGGTGATACAGATTCATTATATATTTCATATACCCCAATAATGGAAAGTATTGACTTTAAGGGAGATGAGTTAAAATTTATACTACACATGAATGCTGTTTTTACACAACCGATGTTTAATAAATATTTAAAAGAATATGCTGATAAATATGGTGTTGATTCTATACATGATTTTGAATTAGAAACTATCAATAAATCTGCTTTACATATTCAGAAAAAACATTATATTAATAATGTTGTTTGGGAAGATGGAGTATTCTTTGAAGATTTATCACATTTTTATCCAAAAGGTGTTGAAATTGTTAAAAGTTCGACACCAACATTTGTAAGAGAAAATATTTGGGATTTTATTAAATATTTGTTCAAAAACCCAGGTAATGTATCTATTAAAGAGATTTTGAAAATAATGAAAAATCTTAAAAAAGAATTTAAGTTGGCTGATGTTGAAGATATTTCAATGACTACATCTTTAAATAATTATGAAATAAAAATGGTTGAAGATCAAGGTCGAATGGAAACATTAAAAGGTGCTCATTTCTCTGTTAAAGCGGCTGTGTTACATAACTATCTATTGAACGAACACACATCATATAAGACACGATATAACCTCTTAAATGGTGGTAGAATTAAATGGTACTTTACAAAAAATGATTTAAAGATACAACAAGAAGATAAATATACTAGTGCTGATAGATTTGCTTATCTACGAAGTTTTCATCCGACAGAAGTAACAACAGAAGAAGGAATTGAAGTTGATTATGATATGCAATTTGAAAAAACATTTTTGTCAATTGCGAATAGATTTATCGAACCTATTGGTTTACCTGAGATAAATAAAAGATTATCTGTTTTAAATTCTTTATTTTCTACTAATAAGAAAAAGAAAAAGAAAAAGATTGTTAAAGATGATTATGATATGGAAGATGATAATATCGAAATTATATCATCTGATGATTTAGATTATACTGAAAATGGTGATTATATTGAAAAAGAAGAAATTAAAATAGAAGAGCCATCTGTATCAATTGAGAAAAAAGTTATAGAAAGTAATATTGAAGATGATTTTTCGGATATTGATACTGAAGAAAAATCAGATAATGGTGAAATCGAATATGATGATTTTTGGGATTAAAAAAAAAAAGACTAAGTTATAAAAACTTAGTCTTTTTTTTTTAATTATTGAAAAGACGTGGTGCGACAAGCATCCAAAAATATTTGATTGTCCAATCAAATTCTCGTGTTATTTCATAACTATCTTCACTAAGTTCAATTGATAAATCATCATTTTTCTCATCATATTTCAGATGTATTATAGCAACATTGTCGCATAATTCTTTTGTGATTGTTGCTTCACAATAATTACAATCATCTATCCATTCCCAAGTATAATCTAAACCATAATCACTACATTCTGAATTTAGATATTCTTCTAATCTTTTTGTAAATTTATCATTCATATTTATTTTAATTTATTTGTTCTATATTTAAATTCTTTAACTTGGCAATTTTTACAAGCAGTTATTTGATCAAAATATTCGCAACTATGATGTATTACACCTTCGCAATATGGTTTAACTATATGACCATTTTCTTTTAACCAGTCGTAAGCATTTATTTTACCTTGTCCACCTTCACACCAACAAGTATCGCAAGTATATTGATCATCGTCATAAAAATCTTCACAAGCAGGACAATTTATTTCTAATTCTTTTATTTTATCAAATATGTAACTCATTTTTATTTGTTTTTTATTGTTTCACAAATTTTTTCAGATTCTTCAATTATTGATTTTTTTTCTTGTAATACACTAAGATCATATAATGCTTCTTTATACTTACGAATACCAAACCAATCATCAACTATTTTATATGAATATCTAAAATCAAAACTCAACACAAGAAAGAAAAATGAAACAAATAAATATATAATATGTCGCATAATTTCTTCAATATTTGTTTCTGCATCAGATTCTAATATTAAAAAATGAAGGAATAAATAAACACCAGGTATAATTATTACATTTAATGATTGTAATGACATAAATGTAGATAAATAACCTAAAATAAGATAATATTTTGGTTTTAACTCTATTATTTCTCTTTCTTTTTCTTCGATTAATTTGTCTATTATTCTCATGATTTTTTCATTTTCGTTATTGTTGCCAATTATCATTAGTAATGGATAATGTGTAATTTTAATGATATTATAAGCCTGTTTTTGGATATATTTTCTTCATTTTTTTCTCAACTACAATTAATTCATTTGCCAAAATATCTCTATTTGAGTCGCCATCTGATAATTCATCTAATTGTTGTTTTCTAAGATTAAAAATATCTAATAATTTCTTATATTTAGTTTGCTCTTTTAATTGTTCATCAGTGAATAATTTACCTCGTTTATTATTATATTTATTTTGATATTCATTAAATGATATATCAAAATTATAATTTTTACCTCGACTTGTTGATGATTTCAAAAGTTCTAAATAAAAATCTAATAATATACTTGATTGTGAAGAAGATAGTGTTGAACGTTTACCTTTTTTACCAAAAATATATTCTAATTTAGTTATATGTTGTTTATCAACACGTATATTAATTATCTCATTATTTTCTAACTTATATTTATAAATTGAATTTTTTGAAGAAAATTTATCATGATAAGGGTTATATAAAAAATCTGTTTTCATTTTTGCCATTATTTCATACATAAATAATTCAACTGTTGGATCATCCGTAATATGATTTTTTGTTTTATTTTTTCTTCGTGATTTTGTTGAAGTATTTCTACTTTCACGATAAGAGTAGTGTGTCGATTTTGTTTTTGATTTACGTTTAAATATATTTGAAAACTTTGTGTTTGTTTTATATACATAAAAAAGAATAAGTGCGATAACCACTAAAAATATTTCTGTCATGATATTTATTTTTTAATTTCTTTACTTTTAATTAATAAATTTTTTTGAGCGATTAATGATATTAATTCATCATCTGTTAGATTTTCAATATCATCATCTTTTAAATCAAGTTGTTCATTTTTTAATGTCAATAAATTTAATAATTCTTGATGTGAAGCATCTCTTGTTTCATTCATCGTATCAATAAAAATTTCTTTTATTTTTCCCATATTTTTAGATTTTATTTTACAAATATATAATAAATAAACCAATAAACCAAATTATATATGATTAAAAAAAATTATATAATTTATCATATGCGTTTTCATTGAGGAATATTGCTGATATAAATAATATTATATCTATTGATGCTTCTCTTATAAATTTCATTTTACAAATGTAGACAAAAAAGAAGATAATACAATTATCTCCTATATTATATTACTTTATATGCTATTTATTAGTTATAAGTCTGTGTAAGTGAAGTATTTTATGATCATCGGATCGCCTTCGATTGCTCTAATATCATCTTTAGTAACGCCATTATTCAATATTAAATTCATCTTATGTCCTTTAATTTTATCTAAAATTTTTGAATCTGTTATTTTTCTAACAACTCTACCATCATAATAAAATGTTATTTCATCTGGTTTCCATAACATACCGTATTTAATAAATCTTTTACTTGGTGATTTTTTAAATAAATCGATAAAACCTTTAGCACTACCAATACTTTTATGTTTAAGTTCATTTATCTTATAGTGTATATTAGTTTGTATATTCCAGATTTTCCAGATTTTCCAACTATTTGATATTTTAAAATAACTACCTTTATAGTTTGTATAACCTTCAAATATATCTATTTCTGGTGGCCAAGATTCCCAACTCCACATCCAAAATGCTGGCCAAGAAAAAGGTGAATTCGGTAATTTTGCTTCTATTTCATAGTAACCATAAGTAAAATCTTTGTATGTTGATGAAACTAATCCGATACCAAGTTCAGGGTTATATTCTTTATCATCGATTATAATTTTTTTAGGATTGAAATTGATACTTAATTCTAAAAAACCATCTTTATTTACTTTAACAGATTTTTCATCATACCAGTTGTAAGGTTTATCTGTATGCATAATACCCCATCGTTCTTGTGTTATCCAATTATATCCACTCCATTTCATGTTCATATTTTTACTTTTTTTTATAAGTTGAAATCTCCAACTTTTTTATTTTTTACATATTCTTTATATTTTTCTGGATATAATGATTTTATTTTTTTATACTTATCATTACTCATAAGGTGTAAAATATCTAAAAACGTATCACCTTCATTATCTACCAAATTCCAATCAGCATCATAATCAATTAACATTTTTATCATATCCATATCTTCATTTAATGATGCTTTCATCAATGGTGTTATATCATGATATGAGCTAATATTAATATCACAACCTTTTTTGATTATTTTTTCAGCGAGTTTTATATCTAAATTAAACCAAGAAGCATAATAAATCGCATTATATATACCAAAATTATCAACATTAATATCATCTTCTTCTAATAATAATTCTACTATTTTATTTTTCCTTTTTGATATTGCAGTCATCAACAAATTCTCGTGTGATGTCTTACTTTCTAAATTAATATCTATACCATTATTTATTAAATATTTTGCTATATCATAATCAATATCTTTATCATTTTTCAATCCAATTAAACACAATAGACCATTGTTTTCATACATGTTTTGTATATTTATATCAAAATCTTTTTTTTCAACTATTTCTTTGATTCTATCTAAATCACGATTTTCAATAGCGATAAAAAATTCAAAATTATATGTATTTTCAAATAATTGTTTATATGTTTTCAATTTTTTCATTTATAAGTTAAAATCATTTATTTTATATAGTTTTTTTAATACTACCAATTTCTTTTCCAATATGTTTTCTAGTTTTTCATATAAATCTCTATTTGAAGATATTTCATATATTTTACTCTTATAATATCTTAATTCATCTTCATATGAATTAAGAAATAGTTCATCTATATTATAAATTAATCTTTCAGTATTTTTACTAATATTTTTTTCTATTCTACTTATCGATTTATTATATTTTTCTAATAATTTATCGTCACTAAGATTGTTGTTAATGCTTTCAGCGGACATTTTATAAACTGCTGTTTTTCTTGCTTTTGTTCCTTTATTATGTCCTGGTTCTACACCATGATATAAACCATCTCTACCTGCTGAAGTAGTATAATAATCTTCATCATCTATCTCACCATCTTCATCTGGTGTAAGGTAATAATCCGTAGGTAATATTACTGGTGTTTCTTCACCAAATTTTTTATCATTGTTTATATTAACTCTCTGATCTACTTTATGATCATCATTTTCAGTATTATATTCATTAATAGTTTTTAAATGTTTCATAGATTGAAATCTGTTGATTTTTTATTCATTTTATATTGTTTATATTTATCTGGATATATTTCAATTATTTTATTGTATAAATAATCTGCTTGTTTATTTTGTAATATTTCTAAAAATGATCTACCATCTGAATTTTTTTTATTCTAATCAGCACCATTATCAGTCAATAATATTAAATATTCAATATCATCTTCTTCTGTATTATTTATTGCAGAAATCATTAATGCTGTTGTTTTTGATGTTTTTGATTGATAATTTACATCAGCACCATTTTTAATTAAAAATTCAACAGTTTCATAATGATCTTCTCTACAAGCCATTAATAATGCTGTTAATTCAATACTACCATAATCATTAATATCAACTCCTTTTTCTAATGATTTTTTAATCATATCAATATATCCTTTTTGAGCATAATATATCATACTATTTATATCATTTTCACTAATATTCACACTTTCTCTTATTTGTAATTCTCTGAATCTATTGGTATATAGATAATACATAAATGCTGTTTCAATATACATTCTACCAAAATCATTAATAAGATTTTCAATATTAATATAATAACTAAATTCATTTGAATAATGATCTTCAAATTCTAATAATTTTTCATCAAAAATGGTTAGAGAATTATACTGTGTTTCTAATTCTTTAATTCGTTTCAAATCTTTTTCTTCCTTTGCATTTTCATATTCTTTGGCTTTTTGTGCTAATTTTTTATTATTTTCAATAAATTTTAATATGTCATCAGGTGTTGAATTACCAGATATTTTAGAAAGATTTTCAGATATTTTATTCATTACTTTTTTATATTTAGCACCATACATACTACGTATAATTTTATTAAAATTATCCATTATATAAATTTTAAACTCGGATGTGCTTTTTTCTAATTCTTCTATTTGTGCTTTAAGTCGTCTTTCTTTCTTTGGTTTAGTTTTAAAATCAGAACTTTGTAACATATAAATATCATCATTAATATTAACTGAATATCTTAATTGATTATATGTGATTGCTTCTCTATCATCTATTCTAAAACTACCCCAACCATCAGTTTCTAATTTAAAATATTGTTTAGTATAATTTTGATAATCGTTTATAAAGATGAAAATATTACCTTTTTTATCTAATTGTATAAAAAATTGTCTTTCATCTTTTTTTAATTCATATAATACATCTTTTTTTAATTTCATTTTTGACCATCTTGCATTTGAATCAATCTCAAAATTAATCTGTATTTCTTTCATTACTTCTTCCGGAACACCTAATGGTGTTAGTGATGACTTTTCAAATAATTTAAATTTAGTAATCATAAATTAAATTCATTAGTTTTTGTTTTTCGTTGTATATCTTTATCATTTTCAATATAATATTTATGAAAATTTTTGACGATATTACCAAAGTTTTCATTTTCGGCATAATTTATAGCATAATGAAAATCATTTTCTATTTTTACCATATCTATTTTATCTTCAATAATTAAATCTTTCAATGTCATATTAGTAGAATATAATTTTCTATTCTTTTCCCAATCTAATATAGTATAATTATTATTTACCATATCAACAATTATAACACCATAAGCACCAATATTGTTATTCATCGAATTATCTCCAATAAAACATATCAATGGATTATCTATGTCTACCATTTTATAAATATTTCCAGGTATCATATTAGTGTAATCATATTCTTCAAACAATCTTAAATATTTCATTAAGTTATATATAAAAATATTAGAACAAAAAAAAGACCGTTCATAAATGAACGGTCTTTTTTATTAATATTTAAATATTTCTATTCATCTTCAAGGTCAAAGAAATCATCTGCTTCTGTTGGTTCTGTATCAAAATCTTCAGTTGATGTTGATGTTGTCGCATCAGTTGAAGTATTTTTTGCTTGTTGATTTGCTTTGTAATCTACATTACCACTTAATACTGCTAAGATGGTATCAACTTTACCTTTTGTCTGCTCGTCCCACTTAATTGCTTCATGGTCAGTTAAATTAACAGTTTTAGATAATAGCATATCTTTAATTTTTGAATGTATAGTTGCTGTTTTTTTGTCATCACCTTCGGCACCAATTGCTCCTGATTTTGTTAATGGTGCTACCATAAATTTCTCGTTTTTCTCATTCCAAATTTTAATTGGACTAACATCTAAGAATTGAGATGCTTCATAGTTTTGAAAACCACCTTTTTCTTTAATAATTAATCTAAAATCTTTTCCTTTTGCTAAGTCAAAAATATTTGTTGGAACACCTGAAACTTCGCCTTGACGTTCAGAATTAATTTTTTCTTTGATAGTAAAACCATAAGGATATACTAAGATTTTTCCAACTAAATCTGGATGTTGCTCATCTTCAACAACTAATACATAAGAATAATATTTTGTTGTTCTTGATAACATCTCTGCTTTTGCGTTATCTGCTGCATTTTTAGAATTTTTAAGTTTCCAAAATTCAGTACATAAAGGACAATCTGATTCGTGGTTTTTATTACAGTCATAATAACCTGCGATACCTGGCTCATTTTTCATATCCACATAATGTACATGTTTTTCTATGGCACTTGGTCCAATTTTTCCACTTTCTAATAAGTTTGGTAAGAATCTTAAAGTTGCTCGATAACCTGTTTTTTTGTCTTTTGCATCTTTTAGTGTTGGACGGTAGATTCCGTCTTGTTGTGTTGCTTTTTTGTCAAACACTGACAATGTTTGATCGTCTGCTCCCATTCCACCGAATAAGAAGTCGTCTGCTATGTTTTCACTCATATTTCATATAAGTATTTTTTATATGAAGTTAATTAAAAGGATAAATTAAAATTTCATTAAATTGCTTTTTTACATTAAATTGCCTTACATTTCTTTAATTGCCTTAAATTCTTCACAATGTTTTTTTCTGGAAAACTAACCATTTCAATTGCTTTAAAAGTTATAGTAAAAATCAAATAAAAGTTGTGATTTTCATAATAAATAAATTTTATTATTTCACTTTTTTCAATCTGTTTTTTATACAACAATCTTATATATTTGTTTTAAAATCTCGTTTTTTGCCATTATATAAGTAACTGATAATCAATATATTATAAATATCTAAGTATCTAATAATCAATCAATTATAAATATATAAAAAACACTAAATTATTTTTTGATTTTTTTAATTTCTTCGATGAAATCACCACCATCATCAAAAAAATTATTTAATTTTTCTTCATAATTTGGATCTTCAATAATTTTATATTTAATCATAGTATTCAATGCTTTGGATAATAGTTCGGGTGTGATATTAGTTGAATTAGTTTCTTTTATTAAATCAAAAATTGTTTTTTCAATATCTAAACAAAATGTATTATAATCATAATAATTATCGATATTTATTTTTTCGAGAGTGTTATTTATATTCATCATAAAATCATTTAAATTATCAAAATCATCTACAAATTGTATTTCTAATTTTTGTTTAATATTTTCTAAATTCATCGAAATTATTATTTTTTAATTATATATCTTTTTCGGAGAGTTCAATTTAATATATAATAAAAAATTAATTTTTAAAGAATGTTACCATTAAGATATGATGATTTAGGGACAATAAATGCAGTAAAATTATTACCATTGGTAAATAGTTATGACGGTTATATACAATTATATACAGAAATAGATTCACATATAGAAGAAGGTGATAATATCTTTATTACATTTTCTGGTGATAGTTCAAATTATCCAAATGATGATATAATATTAGATAATTTTATTTATCTAAATAAATCCGATGATTTTATATATTCAGATTTCTCAACAGGATATAAAGTAATTCATGTAAATAAAAATATTAATTCATTTGTGATAGATAGACATATCTTAACAATACCACCAAATAAAAAATTATATGGTCATTATGTTAGTAAATGTGTTGTTAATAATATTGATATAAAAAATGGTTCAATTGATTCAACATTATTTAAAAACATCAATATTATGGCTCAAAATAATAGTGTCAAATGGGTTCAAGGTATTGTTATGGATGGTGATATAGAAAATATAGAACTATCAAATAAATATAACTTGAATTATATTTCATTAAATTTAACATATAATGATAGCGAAAACTTTTCAAAAGTAGCAACATTAAATAATAACACATTTGGTTATTCATATTTTTATGATTTAAATCATTCTATAAAAAATTGTGATATTGAGAATGGTATTTATTATAATTGTAGTATATCCGCTGATGATTTAACATATAAAATATCAAATGGTATGTTTGAAGAATGTAATATATCAGCATTATCTATCAATAATGGTTTATATAAAAATACATCATTAGGTGATCAAGTTATTTGGAATTATGGACAATGGGAAAATGATCAAGAACCATTTAATTTGCCGGTATGGAATGATGGTTTATTTTTAAATGGTGTATTTGGTGTTGATGAAGCAACTGAGAGCAATGAATGGAAAAATGGTTATTTTTTAAATGGAGAATTCAAAGGAAGAATTTGGAGAAATGGTAAATTTCAAAATGGTAATTTTTCAGGTAAATCTTGGTTAGATACTGTGCAATATCCTGCTTTTCCTCAACGCAAATCTACGATATGGTATGATGGTGATTTTAATGGTGGTTATATGAATGGTGAAGATATAAACGGTGAATATGAAATGATTATGTTAAATGCTAAAATTAATGGTGGTGAAATAAATAATATAATCATTTCAAATTCTGAATTTACAGGTGGTGTGGTTTCAGCATCTACTATAAAAACATCAAATATTATTGGTTCATCGATACATGATTCTATCATATTAAAATCATCTTTAAAAGAAGGAAATGTTTTTAATTCAAAATTATCTGATAATATTTTAGAAAATGATATAATATCAACGACATCAGAATATTATTATAATAATATAATTGAAAATGGTGAATTTAATGAAAATAATTTTATTAATAAGACAACAATTAATAATGGTAAATTTAATTCTAATATTTTTCAATTAGGTAAAAAATCATTATTGAAATGTGTTTTATCATCTAAAAAATTATGGGATGGTGCTGATTTTGATACGAAAATTTTAGTTACATTTTTTGATGGTCATGATTTTAGTTTAAGTGATACAGGAAAAATAATTGAATTAGGTGGATTTAATTCAATAGATATTAACAATCTAAATAATATTACTATATCTGATAATATTTATTTTAAACCATCACCATCATCAATTGATATTAATGGTGATGCTGTATATGATACATATCCTTCGGTTGGAGAAAATTATATTTTAATAGATGGTGATTTCAAACCATATTATCAAGGAGCAATTGGTTATATTTCAATAAATGATATAGATCATTTTAATTCAAATAATCTAAATACCATTATTAATGATGGTAATTTTTCAAGAGATTATTTCAACAATGTTATTATAAATGATGGTAATTTTGTTAAAACGAGTATGCGTAATGGTACTAAATTTAATAATGGTAATTTTAGAGGTGGTAATTTTTCTTCTGAATTTGATGAACTTGAAAATGAATGGTATGATGGAAATTTTTATTATGGTACATTTGGAAACAGATTAATAGATACTGGTGAAACGTATATTGTTATTCAGAGTGGACACACAGAAGTTATTAAAAATTCAACTATATTTAGTGATATATTCATTGAGAAAATATATCCTGCACATTTTACTACAAATAGTGGTATTGTAGTGGATGATGATCTTATAGTTCCAGAAAATGGTTTATATTCTTGGACAAAAGTTGATACGACATCAAATATGATATATTATTATGATGTCGAAACACAAAATCAAAATCAAGAAGTATGGTCTGGTTCATCAGATTATACTAGTAATGTCGCACCATATCGATTAGTTTTTAAAATAGATTGTGTTACATCAGAAAATAAATTAGTGTTGAAAGAATGGATAAATAGAATGACTGTTACATCTATTAATGGTTTTATTGGTTTAGTTGATTTAGATTTTCAACGAGAAAATCCATTTACGGCTTCTACTATGATATATGAAACATTGAATGATTTGTATGATAGTGGTGATTTTGATGAAAATGGGTTTTTAAGTTCTGATATGGGATATAAAATAATTAACACAATTAGTGGACCAGATAATTATTATTATTTTATATTTGAATCAGCACATGTTAGAAATTTATGGTTCGATGCTAATATTACTGAAAGGGAATCATATAAAGAAAATTTCAGAAATGCTTGGTCTGTCGCAAATACTGGATATTATACACATCCATTACCAGTATTAAGTGATTTAGATAATGATAGTGGTGGTACATCAGATACACAATATGTCACAAATTATGAATTGAATGCTGATGGTAATACAACAACATCTAAATGGATTTATGGTACTTCAGTGCCACCTTGGTGGTTAAAAACTAAATCAGTATGGTTAGATTCTTCAAATCCAATTAATCCTGGTTATCATGCTTTACCAACCACAGCAGGTGACTATTATGATTTTTATGATATTGATTGGGAATATGAATTAGGTTCAAACCACCCATCAAATTTGAAATTTATAACACCAACATTATTTAATAATCAAACAGTTGAAAATTATGATATTAATATATTACCTAATGATAATATTTCTACTTTAAGAGATGATATTATTAATTTTAATGAAAAAGTTGAAGATTTTTCAAATATATCAACGTATATACCATATGATCATACATTTAAAGAATGGATGACATATCATATTAAAAATAAAAATAAAAAAGGTGTTGATCTCGGACTAAATAATAAATTTGATAGTTACAATTTATTAGAAGAAATTCAAGACACTGCTGGATGGAATCAACACACAGGATATATTGATACTGATATACATGATAATATCGTCATATTTGAAGAAAACTCAAATAATGGTAATACATTTGAAACGACATTTGATAATAATGAATATTTAATTACTATAAAATACCAAGGAAATATATCTATTTATTTTAAATATGAAAATATTGGTTATAATACACAATTACCTTCACCATTATTTACACCATCATCAGATATAAATAGGTTATTGAAAAATTTAAATAGTAATACATTAGTTGAAACAACATTTAGAGTATTAAATCTAAGTAATTTCATTAATTTATTTGTTAAAAATAATAATTCGGATGGTTCATTCACTAGAATAGATTATTTAATCATCAATAAAGTTAAAAAAGAATCAAGTGTCACAATTGATGAAAAAATATTGAATGATGGTGTATCTTGGTATGGTATTCCATTAGTTGATCAAAATAATATTTATTCTCCGACACCAATTCCTGATAAATTAATTGAACAAGGTGATAGTATTTATAATTACAATTCACAAGATAGTATATTATTTGAAGCATATTGGAGATATAGACGAGGTGATGCGACATCATTAAGTAATGCTTTATCATTAAATAAAATATTTAATAAATATTATGCGGAAAGTATAATTGATGATGTTTATTTTCAAGATGATGAAAAAGATGAATTTAAAAATTGGAATAATAATATACAAACATCTTCTTTAAATTTTAATAGAGTTGCTGGTATTCAATTTAAAACTCTAAATTTACCAATAAATAATTCATCATTTAGAGATACTTTTTATGGTGGTAATTTTTATAATGGTGTATTTGAAGGTAAATGGAATGGTGGTAAATGGAATATTGGTACATTTAATGGATGGAATAATTTAGTTCCTGTAAATACACCTGAAAGTATTACACCACCTATTGAAACGAATAGTAATATTGCAATATCAACAATCACATACCATGAAGATATTGAACATTTAAAAAGGAATAAAAAATATTATGAAATTCCGCCTTGGGAACAAGATCAAAAAAATACATATAAACTATCAAAAGATATAAAAAATAATTATAAATTATAGAGCAACAATTATTAATGTTCCTATTACACCTATCGCAACACCAACTACGGTACCGATAACTGTTTTAAATTTTTCTTTTTTTAATTGTTTTTTATATATTTTTTCTTTATCGCAAAATTCATTAGTCTTATTTATAATGATTTCATCTTTTGATGTAATAACTGAATCTTTTAAATTAAGTTGTTCATCTTTATTATATAATTTTTCATCATATAATTCAACAATATTATTAAAATCTTCTACTTTCATTTTATATTTATGAAAATAAAAATCTCGTTGTTTCAAAGAATTAAAAAGATATTCACTTTGTTTTGTATCGAAACCATAATAAACTTCTCCATGTTTTTTGAAAACTATTGGTTTTAATGTTTCAATTTCTGGTAAATCATAACTATTCGTATCTTTTACTGATGTCGTATCTTGCGAATATGTTTGCAACTGAATCAGGAGAAAGACTATGAAAAGGAGTATATGTGTATGTTTCATTATCATTTTGTTTATTTTTTATAGAATCAATATCATTTGTTATGTCATTATTTAATGAATCTAATTTTTCTATTTTTAATTCATAAATTTTAATAGTATTTTCTAATGAATCATTTTTTATTTTGTATTCATTTTCAATTTTTTCAATTTCTTTTTTGTAACTTAAATCAGAATTAAAATAAATATAACCAACCAACAACAAGATCAGCGAGTATATTACAACAGTCCATATAATAGTTTTGTTCATTGTATTTTTTGATTTTTAGTATATATATTGAATTTTTGATTTATAGTTTGAAAAAAAATGACTTTTATTAATTAATATATAAAAGAAAAATAATTTATAATTATGAAAAACATGAAAAATTTAAATGATTTCAAATCAATTAAGACTGGGAAAAAATTAAATGAAACAGTTATATTAAATGGTAGTGATTTTGATGTAAGAAACGCAATAAAAGTGCCTGGTTCTATTGTATCAGGATATATGAAAAAAGTAAAAGATGAATCAGGACAAGATTTATTGAATACACATTCAAAAGATCAAATAGCTGAGATGTTAGTGCAATATTTAGCCGATTCTTTTATGACTATCGAAAACTTTCCAACTTCTATCGTTTTAGGTACTGCGGCTACACAAGTTCAACCACAAGTTCAAGTTCAACCACAAGCACAAATGGATCCACAAGCACAAGTTCAAGATACACAGAACATCCAAGCACAAGAAACTGCTCAGGATATTCAAGGTCAAGAAACACAAGTTCAAGGTCAAGAAACACAAGTTCAAGGTCAAGGACAAATTCAAGGACAAGGTCAAGGTCAAGGTCAAATTCAAGGACAAGCAATTCAAGGTGGTCAAACACAAGCAATTTAAATTGATTAAGATCATATAAAAAAATTATATTATGTTAAAGAAATATACAGATTATATTAATGAGAATTCGAGTATGAAATCATCTACTCCTGATAAAGAAACACCAAAAGTTCAAGAACCAAAAGTTCAAGAACCAATGTTGAAAAAGACACCTAAACCTAAAAAAATAGAAAAGGTGAAAGAGATTTCTGAATCAATTATATTTGATGGTAAAGTTGTTTCATTTATTGGACCAATCAAACCAAGTTCGACAATACAATTATTAGAACAAAAGAAAATCAGTAAAAGTAAATTACATTTTATTATTACTGAACAAAATGATAGTATTGTGCTATTAAAATATAATTTAGAAACAAAAATAGACTTAAATCTTTTTGTTGAAACATTAATAAAATATCATAAAGATAATTTAAATGAAAGTATTTTTGAAAACATAAACATCGAAGGTAGTGATACATTCACAATTATTAAAAATATACCTAATGATGATATAAAAAACATAATAGTTGAAAATATTAAAAAACTATTAAAATAAACTCTGTTCGGGAAAATAGAGATAAAAACCACATATTTTGATTAATATGTGGTTTTTTAATTTATTTTTCTTATATTTGCTTTTTTATATATAATACTAACTAAAAAGAATTTTTATTTATGAAAAACTTCACAAATTATACAAAGTTGAATGAATCAGCGCCAAGAATACCTAATTCAGAAGATTATTGGATTAAAAAAGGTAAAGTCGGTAAAGAAGTGATGATATATTTCCATGATGATTTGGATGGTATATATTCAGCAATATTAATGAAAAATCACCTTGAAGATAAAGGTTTCAAAATTCAAGGATATGGTATAATTAATTATCAAGAAAGTTGGAACACAACAACATTAAATAATAAATATATTAATATAGCATTAGATTATGCTGAAAACACAGAAGGTATTGATGTTTACATTGATCATCACCAAGGAGAATTAGATGATAATTATAAAAAAAGTGCGATAAAAACTGAAACAACATCTGCGTATGAAGGAATTTGCGATCAATTAGGTTTACCAATAGATTCATTAATACAAAATGTAATTGATATGATTGATAGTGCTAAATATGATGACTATAATATCGATCAAGAAGTGTTATTGAATTTTGATCCAAAGAAATTCAAATCTAAATTAGAATTTTCGGCAGCTTTCAATCAATTATTAAAACGTTCAGATCACAGAACATTTATTGAAGTTGTTGCTAACACAACAGATAAAAATCCAAGCATCTATAATATTTATAGATTATTTAGATTATTATATCCTGCCAATAATATGAATATGTGGACATTGAAGAAAGCATCGAAAAACGCAGGTTTTGATGACGATACAGAAGCATATATTAAAAATTTAAAATTAACTAATCCAGCAATGTTAAAAACATTCCAAAAAGATTTTCTTAAAGATGCTGAATGGCGATTAAATACAATGCAAGAAAAAACGAGAGGAATGACAAAACAAGGTTGGAATAAAGTCGAACCTAAATCAAAAGAAACTATTCACTCACAAGTAGAATTTCATAAAAAATTTGCTACTAATCAAGGAATTAAATTAGATGGTTATCAGATAATTGGTAATATGATGTTTGTGCCGTCTGGTACTTGGGCTAATGCGTTGAGAGCCAGAGCAATCTTGGAAAAAGATATGAAAAAAGCGATTTCAAGATTAGATAAAGAATATGGTAAACAAGATGGTTTAGTTCCAACAATTCAATATGAAATTGAAAAAGATAGTCCATTATATGATATAATGAAAATGAAAATTGGACAGAAAGTAGAAGTTATTGGAGATATTACATATGATACTGATATTACGACAATAAATATAAAAAAGGATGAAAAAGAAGAAAAAGTAGAAGGTATTTCTGATTATATTGATTTATATCAAGAAATGATTGAAGGTGGTGATGCTACAAAAATGGTAGATGGTAGATTAGTATTCGATCCAGAACGAACAGAAGGCACTTTAATATTGAGAGCAAAACAACCAATATTTTGGATTTTATTACAATATGGTAATACTTTTCAAGTCGCATCATATCACAAATTAGATAATTATGATAAAGAATATTTACCTAAATTGAAAGACGGCACAACTGTTGGTAATCTTGGTAAATATTGTGAAGTATTATTGAAAAACTTTGAAGAACATTTTGGTTTAGATATAAATGCTGTTGAAAATGTTACAACAGTTGCCGGTGGACACAAAGGAATTGGTTCAATATCAAATATCTTTGGTAGAGCAACAAAAATATATACAGATTCGAGGTTTTTGGATTTAATAAAAAATAAAATGATTCAAGATTTATCAGGTGTAAAATGGTCTGACATTAAAATGCCTTGGGGTGATGAAAGTGAAGAAAAAACACCATCAAAAGTTAAAGATGAAGATTTAAATAAAAAAACAATGTTAGCATCTGATATAAGGAATGCTCAAAAAATCCAAAATGATAAATGATAACAAAATTTAAATTATTTGAAAATAACCATATTTTTCTACAAGATTTATTCTATAAAATTCAAGATAAAGAAGCAACAATAGATGATATTAAAAAAGCATCTGGATTTATAGATGATTTTATATATGATGGCGAAACTATATTACATCATTTAATTATTCAAGATTATGATGCCATATATATTAAAACAGCGTTAGAAAGTGGTGCAAATATAAATCAAACTATCTATGAAACAAATATTCATAGTATAACATATATAACTGAAAATATTTCTCCTGTTGGTATGACACCGTTAATTTTAGCATCAATAAAAGGTATAACATATGAATTAATTAGATTATTAATTGATAATGGTGCTGATGTAACAAAACAAGATTCTTATGGTAGAACATTCATATATTATTTATATAATGGTGAAGAATGGTTAAAAGAAAATTATCCAGAAAAATATGAACTACTAAAAAAATCAATAAAAATTTCTGATTTTAATCTTTAGTCTTATCATCTTTTTTAATATTTAATAGTGATGGATCTTTTTCGTATTGTTCCAATACACTATTAAGTAGTTTTGGATCACCAATTATAGTATATTCATCTTCGATTGTTTCTTCTTCTTGTATCTCTTGTTCACCACCATTTATCTCTGGTAATTCATTTTTTAATTCTTTATAGAAATCTTTCATTTTTTTCTGAATATCATATGTCATCTTAATAGTATCCCTCATTTCTTTCTGAAACATCGCAACTGCTTGATACATATCAGGATCATTTACACCTAAATCAAGTTGTTTCATACAACCTATTAATGCTCTTTTAGCCATCGATATTGAAAAATTAAGATCTGCTAATGCTTCAGCATCATTTTTTATAATCTTATAGATATTTTTATTTTTCATTTTTTCAATATCTAAATATAGGTTTGCTAATGATTCTAATGTATCTTTACTATCAATTTTTATTAATTCGATTTCTTGTACATAATCATATACTTCTACATCAGTTAATTCTAAACTTGGTAATAAATCTTGTTCTATGAACATATCATTTGGATTATCTAATGTTTCTAACATAGAATCTATACTACCTTTTAACTCAGAAACAGAATCATTTATTTCGATTTTACCTCGTTTATAATTATCAGATACATTTTTTGCTTTTTTAAACTCTTTTTTTATTTCTTTTGAAGTTTTTACATCTTCATCTATTTCTTCATCTGATATAATCTCATCATCTTCAAAATCAAAGTCTTCCGTATCTAAATCACTTTCGTCATTTACATTTTCTACAACATTTTCATCATTTAAAGATTCAAATTCATCATCTATATCAAAAAAATCTTCATCATTATGCATATTATTAAACTTTTTTTCTTATATTTGTATAATATTATATATTAAATAAAGATAGTACAATTATTATGAAAGCAAAAAAAACATTATTTGTCACATTGGCAATATCTGGTTCAGGTAAAACTTGGTATATTAAGAATAAAATGAGAGAAGATTTTCCTGATTTAGATTCTTATTTAACTGAGAATAAACTTGATATTTCAGATATTATCGTATCACCTGATGATATGAGAAGAGAATTGACCGGTGATGTTAATAACCATGATAAAGATTTACAAATATGGAAATCTTTAGTTTTCTCTCGAACAAAAGAAAAACTAAAAGAACATGGGTTTTGTATCTTTGATGCGACATCAGTTGCTAAAAGAAAAGGTTTCTTAAAACATTTTAAATCCATCAAAAAAATCGGTTTAGTTTTCAAACCAGATATTGAGTTATCTTGTGAAAGAATATCTGAGAATATTAAAGATGGTGTTGATAGAAGTAATGTACCATTAGAAGCACTTGAAACACAATATGATAGGTTTAGAAATTCTGTGATTTATTATAAATGGGATGGTGTTTGGAATAAAGTGATTAAAAAGAAAATCAAAGAACGATTGAGAAAAGAAGAAGATTTAGAAATTTTCTTTGTAGATTAAAATAAAAAAGATTATAATATTTCATGTATTAATGATGCGGCATAATCAAACATATTTTTATAATATTGTGTGTGTTTTTTTGATGCGACATTACTCATATCGTTCATGTCATTATCTTTTTTATCCATAGTTAATCATTTAATAACTCATTGCGTTCATCTATTCTTTCTAACTTATCAACATATTTTTTCAATATATCACCGTGACAAGATTTACCTGATGCTGGTTTATTACCAACTTTCTTATTTTTACACCAACATCCAAGCGTTAAGCCTTTTAATTCATGTAAGTCTGACATTAACTCTTTATTCGAGATTAAATAATTTTCATATGCATCTATAATATCTTGTCTTGGTGTTCCTTCAGGAAACTGCTCTCTTAATTCTTTTGGGTAAGCCCACTTATTATATTCATTATTAGGTAATCTACCTATATAAATATCATATTTATCTTTTTTCCAATGTACAATTTCACACATAATATTTATTTTACATTTGTATAATCTTCATCATTATCTTTTTAT